CTAATCCTCTATTAATCTTTCTAGTTCATTAGTAGATGGGAGAGTCTTGAAAAAATTGTTTTTAATGTGATTAATTAAATTTCTATCATTTTTTTTGTATTTTTCCTGAGCTTCAATAAAGAAAGAATTACCAGAATCTTTTACTAAAAAAGTAAATGAATGAATTGGCAAATTTAAGTCTAAAACTTCATAATTGTGAGTCGTATAAAAAAATTGACAATTTCTTCCCATTTTACTAATAATTAAATTAATAATTGAAACTTCAAGTTCAGAATGAGAGTACGACATTTTCTCATCTAAATAGTAAGTTGCACACGTAACATCATTATCACAAAACTCTTTTTCCTGTCCAATTTTCCCTATTAATGAGGCTATTTTTATTGCATCATAAGTCCCTTTAGATAATCGATTTTTATTATTTGTTATATCACCTTTGTCATTAATATCAACCGCATCTCCATTTTTAAAATATATTCTGTGTCCAGTTACCTCTTTTTTCTCTTTCTTTTTACCTGAGCCATTTATTGCTATTTCTACTACTTTTTCAATTGTATAATCAAAAGAAGACAAAATACTTTTCATAATTTTTAAATCAAAAGTATCTCTAATAGGAATACTAGTCTCGTCATTTTCAGAGAATAAATAATACCAACAACCATTAACACCATGTTTTTTAATAAATTCAAAGGGGAAATTAATGACTTCTGAGCCATCTCTTTTAAAAAAACAAGCTCCTCTAGGTGCTTCTTTATTTAAAATTATTTTGTCAATTTTTTTTCTTAGCTGAAAACAGCTATCGTTTTTACCTATAGGTGAATTGACATAAAGAATATTATTTATTACATTATTTTCAGTGATTTCAATTTTAAGCCTGTGTGCATAGGGCTTAGGCGTTGTAGTAGCATAATCAACTTCAATAACACCGAATTTACTTTTATTGTAAATTTTATCTCCAGACTGTAATGGATGATTTTGCAAAATATAATTTTGTATATCGCAAAGAATTTTTCCAACAGAGGTTTTACCGCTTGAATTAGTTCCAGATAAAATGCAAACTTTTTTAAAATAATAATTTTCTCTTCCTAAAATATGTTCACCATCTATAGTCGGAAAAGTAGGTTTACGTTTAAAACTTAGTTCAAGTTCTGCATTTTTGAAACTGAATAGATTATCGATTTTCAATCTAGTAAATATCATTATATTTTCCTAATATCGGAATATAAATTAATTCTAATTTATTTATTATAAATAAACAATAAATAATAAATAATAAATGTGATTGTATCAAAATTTGTGGTTTACCCTAAATTTCATATTTTTTAAAATATATTCGATATAAAACTAATAGAATTTGTTCATCATTATTTTTGATCGTTTATATCGTTCAATGAGCGTCAATTGTTCTGTATAAGAAATTTGGATTTAGCAATTTTTTTATTTGCCTGTAGTGAGGATATTAAAACGATGAAATGCTGGAAACAACATCAAGATGAACTTAAAGTATTTTTAAAAAAATGCCATAATGGTGAAATAGATAAAAATTCACAAGCATGTGAAAATGCAAGATCTGCGGCAAATCATAATCTCAATAGTATTTTCCCTAATTACGGTGAGAAAAAATAACCAAAATTTTAAATAAGTGATCTGTAAAGATCACATAATAGTTAATAATCTCGATCCATCTTTTTATTACTTTTCTGTTTTTCATTATCTGTTGGAGTTCCTCGCATTGTTTACAGTAATTAGAGAGAATACTGTAATGAATATACATAAAAAAATAAAACTAACGCCTTATCACAGACAAGAGATATGGCGTTTATATCATAAAGAAAAAATAACCATCACTGATTTGGCTAAATGCTTTATGGTTAGTCGCCCGACCATTTATAACGTACTAGAGAAAGCTCGATTAAAGCTTTTTGTCCCTTTAACCAGTAAGAATGAACGTTATAAAACTATCAGTTATATGGTATTAAACGTCTGGTTAAAGTTGAAAAATCTATTGAAGATAAATTAAGATGGCAAGCTAAACGCTATAACAAAACCTATCTGGGCGAAATGCTACACGTTGACACCAAACGTTTATCATTACTTAAAAATGAAACGAAATAAACTAGAGACTATTACTATGTTGATAATCGGCTTAATTTACTATAATATTGTTTTAATAAGTGATATCATGCAAAAGTATATGTCTAGATAATTCAATGTTTGCACTATAAATAAAAAAGCGTAAACATGGCATCAGCAGATATAATCACAAAACTAAAAAAACGCTTAGTCAGTGATCAGATATCAATAAAGATTCGTTAAAAAATTTATTAATTGTTATTGGATAACATCATTTAATTATAAAAATGGAGATACTTATGAAAAGTAAAGGTGTTGCTTATTTATTGTGGTTCTTTTTGGGGGTTGGAGGAATCCATCGAATGTACTGTGGTAAATGGATTTCTGGTTTTATTTGGTTATTTACTTTTGGTTTGTTCGGTATTGGATGGATTGTAGATATTTTTCTAACTAGCAGTATGGTTGATTATGCTAATTGCATCTATAAAAGTAAATATAATCAGCAGTCACCAAATAATATTTCAATTCAAATTAACAATGCTCCGCACGCTCAACCGTCAACTCATGCTATAGACGAAAAGGGTGCATAATGCGCAGAAAATACCTCTGTGTTTGCATTTCATTATAAAAATAATCCACTAAAGCTCATAAGGCGTTTTATCAAAAATCGCTTTATGAGAATCTGTGACGGTTATTTTTTCTTTGATTCGTTGGCATATTCGTCGAATAGATTCTAGCTTTCCTTGTTGTTTAATTGGTTCAAGAGCATTTATAAAATCTCTTGCTTTAATTTCTGTGATAGCAATACTACCTACATAAGGTAGTACATGTAATTCTAAAGAACGCCAAATATCTTTTAATGTAGCAGCTTTGAAATTAGATGAAGATTTTAATTTAAACCAATCAGTAGCAACCTTTTCAAAAGTATTATTCTGTTCATCTCTAAGTAGTTTTAGTTGATCTTTTTTATATTGTTGAGGATCTATTCCTTTAGCAAGTAATTGTTTTGCTTCATCCCTTTTTAGTCTAGCATCAGCTAAACTAATTTCAGGATATGATCCAAAACTTACAAGGGCTCTTACTTTAGAGGTGGCCGATATAATTAAAACGCCAAATCTTTGTACCTATTGATTTAACAAGTAAATACAAACCATTCCCATCAGATAAAGTATAATCTTTTTCTAAGGACTTAGCTGTTCTGATTTTTAGTATTTGTGAGTGGTGTAGTTATACGTGCCATAGTTATATACTTATAGCTATACGTTGATGTTGTGTTTTTAGCGTATAACCAATTATATAACTAAAACTATTGATTGTCATTGAATTAACGTAATACTCATTGACATAAAAAACACTATAAAACATTTGAATTATAATGAATTAATAATAGTTGGTGAATTTTAATGAACAATATAGTGGTGGAGCTGGCGGGAGTTGAACCCGCGTCTAGATTTTAATATCAATATAAATAATAATGATTTTTTATTTTATTTGTTTTTTGCGTGCATTAGACGTGCATTTTATTTTGATGCTTTTTTGATTGATGTATTACCGTCGTATGATTCAAGGTACGAACCGTAATGCCGGAATAACATTTCTGGACCTTTATGCCCCATTTGCTCTGCTAACCAAAATAGATTAACGCCGTTGCTTAGATGATATGTTGCAAACGTGTGTCTAGTTTGATACGGGTTGCGGTAGCGTACTCCAGATCGTTTTAACACTGGTACCCAAGCTTTTTTTCGTATTGCATCAGCCCCCTCCCATTGTTTATTTGTTTTTGGATCCAAAAAAACATACTCATTATGTAAAAAACTAAATTTCTTTTGTTTAGCTAATGCTATTAATGCATTGTTATCCAGATCAATAATACGAGTTCCTGCTTTTGTTTTTGTTCCTTTTTCAACTCCAACTACTCGAGCAGAATTTACATGTACTTTGTTTTTAATAAAGTCGATATTTTTCCATTTTAATGCGCAAAGCTCGCTTGACCTCATGCCTGTTGCTAAAGCGAACCTAAATAAATTTTCCCATTGTTCATTGCTACAACATTGTAATATTGTGTTAACCTCATCTGGCGAGAACGGATCAACAACGTAATCACTTTTATCTTGCTCTGTGCTTTTGTCATGATATTTAGATACTGATACAGACTGAACGGGATTAATAGAAATTATCCCATCAATAATAGCATCATCAAGAGATGACTTAAGGTAAGATAAGTTATTACGTTTAGTCTTAATTGATGTTGTTTGTTCTTGTACCCAATTTTTTATAATTCCTGGTGTTAATTCGGTTATGCAAATATCATGAAGATCATGAAGTGCATTAATGCACTTCTGATAGCCGTTGATCGTTGATGGAGATAACTTACGTTTTTCACATAAAGATAAATAACTATCTAAATAGCTCTTAACTTTTAATCCTTTACTTGAATAGCCAAATATTTTCAGCTTACTTGACTTTGGAAAGAAATCAGCATAATTAAAAGTTCCTCGTTCAATACTATTTAATATTTCACCTCTTTGTCGTTCTGCATATTTTATGTTTGATGGGGTAACGGGTAGTCCACGTAGCGGTTCACGACAACAAACACCTTTAAATGTAAATGTGATAATTAATGTTTGAACGTTTGCGTGTTTTCGAATTGTTACACCACGCGACATTTTTGCTTTTCCTTTCCTTTCCTTTCCATTCATCAACCGCTACTATATCTACCTGACGTTCTTTTATACCTTCAACACGGAAAACATGTACTCCGAAAGCCCAAATGCCTCGTTTTAGCCTTTTATCAACAGCACCTACCGTGTCGCCATATTCACTACAATATTTAGAAATTGGTAAATAACGTATCATTTTTTGCACTCCTTTTACTCCACAAAATTATTAAATAATTGTTATCTGCAACTTAACAATTATTTTGAAACCAAACACATTTGCTCTGCATCGAACATTGCATCATGTAGTGCGTTATGTTTTAAAAAATTAAATGACGGCGTATAGTCTTCAATTTTTCCTTTTGCTGTTCGTGTTAATGCGTCAATATATGTTCTAACATCTCTGACTTGGTAATATAACCACGGCGTTTGTAATGAATATTCATTGAATGCATTTTCTAAAATAATCGGGTCAAAATTTGTTCCTCTAAAATAAAATGCAATATCAGGGTTAATTTTTTTCCATTCATTTATTTTAGATATTAATTTCTTAAGAGCTTCTTCTAAGTGAGAATGCCCTGGTACAGGGAATGCAATTTTTTTATCAACTTGAGATCTCCACCATTCTAGCGTTTCATTGCTGATCGTTCGGTTGGAATAAAATAATTGGTCTGGCAGGTCACATGACAGGTATAGATGATGATCACTGTAACAACCTGAAATTTCAACCATTTCTATTTTTTCTGACGTTTCATTTAAATTAAATCTATCAAATGCAAACGCTCCAATTGACAATATAATTGCCGTCGGTTTTGTATCTAATGTTTCAATATCAATAATAACTGTATTAATTGTCATTTTAATTTTTTCCTTGTTTGCTATATCTAGTCATATTCAGCCCTCAATCGCTTGTTCCATGCTTTATAGTCGTTCTAAATCTAAATATAGTTCTTTAATATCGTTATCTATTCTTTGTTTTGTTGAATAAACTTTACTTTTTATTAACCTAATTTCTGCTCTACGATTTAGTATTTCGACAGCCATAACCATCTCAGTGGTTGGTGGTTTTTCACGATCGTAACTTCCAGCTATTTCCAATAATTGATCTTCTGTTAACTATATGATTTTATTCATGCCCAGTCATAAAATTATTAAAACCTTTTTTACTATTAATCATTTTCATGACAACTTGTTCTGTAATTTCAGTTTTATTTGGTGTAGCTAACCAGAATTGAGTTAATCTATGTAATGGGTTGGCCGTTTCCCAAAGATCAGCTTGAAACTCAACCAGATAATCAGATAGTTCAGATGTAAAATACTCATTAGCCGTTATAAATGTGTCTGTTTTTAAATATTCGCGTTTTAGTTGATCTCGACAAATAACGCCCGCCATATTCTGCCATTTTTACATCTCCTGTTTGATCAACTCATAAAACCGACGCATGAAGCGGTTATAAGCAATGCCACTTGGCACTGGCTCTATTTTTCTCTCAAGCAATGGAATACCTTTTAGCATTGGCCATTCTTTGCCATCATTAGCTATATCACGATGCTCAGTTGCTAATAAAATAAGGTCAGCTTGTTTAACTTCGGGAGAAATAGTTAATGGCAAATTAAATTTTTGCCTGATAACTTGATCAACCTTGTCTTCAACTAGGCGGTAATCATGTAATAATTTTTTTAGTGGTGATGGGATGTCTTTGCAGTACGCTTCAACAGCATCATGTAACAATGCTTCTAATTTAAATTTATCGGCAACAACGTAACTACATTCAACAGAATGTTGAGCTACAGAATAAAATCTATCAAGCTGGCCAGTGTAACGGCATTCATGAGATAAGCCTTTTGCGATATCTTCAATACAGATTGTATTGGCTGTAGGGTTTTGATAATCAAAATTTAACCCTGAATGGGTTGTAATCCAAGTCATACTAATACTCCACGTTGTTTATAAAAAAATCTTTAAAAACGCTCTGGTCTGCACTCCGAGAGCGTACGATTTACTCCACTAACATTCTGTAATCAGGAATTGCATTAACTAAGTGTGCCTATCTTTATACTTGTTAGGCTCAAGTGTCCTTTTTGTCACCACAACAGCAAGGAATCTGGTATAATTGAATTACCACAACAGTAAATTTGGATATTCAATCATGCCGGAATGGGTTACTCATCTTTTTTCTTTTGTAACAGGGAAAGTATCAATAAGGCGAATTATGTATACCGTTCTTTTGTTTATTTGTGGTTGTGTTTTTACTCCAAAGGCAGTAATAACATATATTGAAAATATAGAGGTTCCATTTGTTTCTGGAAAGACAGTGTTTTATATTGTGCTCTTTATCATCAGTTACTTGGTTGTTGATACTGTTGTTTTGGTTTTTAATAAAATTTTAAAAAACAAGAACCAAAAAATAAAAATAAAAAACAGAGATCAACATATCAAGAAAATAATTCATCAATTAGATGAAAATGAATTAAAAATCTTATTCATGTTTGTACACCAGCGCACAAATTCGCTCAGCTTAGATGGCTCTGATCAGTATGTTAAATCATTGCAAAGCAAAAATATTATTATTCCGCTGGGAGGTGATTTAAGAGGACGTCACTTGTTATCCATGATCTACCATATACATCCAAGTTATGCAGGCATTATTACCGAAATTTATAATGAATTTATCGAATAAAATACACTTGGTTAATGCTGTTCCTAATTTTTAAAGAACTATCAAAACAATTCATCAAAAAAACACTGTATATAAATTCAGTGTTATTATTATAATGAATAACTCTAATTAACTGATTAACTGATCTAAGACTATGGACGAGATTAAAACAATAAAACACAGTTGTGTTATATGCCAAAGCCACGAATATCTTTTCGAACATGAACCTAAGCTAAACCCAAATGATGAGGCTATTTTTGTTAAAAGCATCTCATGCGCTTTATGCGGTTATCCAATTTCAGCAGTAGAATTCATGGAATCAGAAACGGGTTTCAAATACGACGAACTGAAAACAAGAACAATTAATTAGATGTTTTGATTTTTAAAGAGCTATGTAAAATTAATAATTAAATTCTAAGTTATCTTAGAAATTTAGTCAACAAGTTCTTATTTTATGAAAAACATAGCGAAAGAAGACGTGGAGAATAGTGACCAAGCGTGGTCACTTCTTATTGCATTTTATTTTTACTATTGAGATTTCGAAAGTTCTAAATATTGTTTGATAAGATTATCAATATTAATCTTAGAACTATATTTTTCATAAAATCTCCTTTTATAATTCAATTTGAACGCCTTTGACGACACCGATAATTACACAATTATTATTAATTGGGATACTTTTATATTGTGGATTTAGCGGCATCAAATATCTATTTGGTCCATCTATTACTAATTTTTTTACTGTTACTTCATCCGTTCCATCAATTCTTGCTACAACTATTTTTCCATTGTCTGCAAACTGCAAAGTATCTACTATTATAATTGAATCCTCTGGTATGCTTGGGTTACCCAAAGGGTTTAACATTGAGTCCCCGACAACTTTAAGCGCAAATGATTCTGATGATATCGAAAATGTAGTATTGATCCATTCGTCTACTTCATTATTGTTTATCATGTGTTCTGTAAAATTCCCAGCTTGAACTGTCGATAGTAAAGGAACTGTTTGTACAGTTGATGATTTTACTGGTGACAGATTATTTAATGATCCGTATAAAATATAATTTATGTCTACATTAAACAACTTAGCTAATAATTGCAATGCTCTGCCTTTTGGTTCATTTACATCTCTTTCCCAGAATCCAACCGTAACATCGGAAACATTGCAAAATTTACCTACCTCAATCTGAGTTTTTTTATTCTCTTTTCGTAATTTCTTTATTCTTTGTCCAACTGTTTCCATAATAAAACCTAAAAATTTTTTTCTAATCTATCTTAGTTTTTATTGATCTAGTTTAAATTCGATAGTGTTATCTAACTTAACTTAGATAATAAGGAGTAGTTATGACTACAGATCAATTAATTTCATATTTTAAAACACCCAAAAAAGTGGCCGAGTTTTTTAATATTAGCCCGGAAGCTTTTTATCAGTGGCAAAAAAGACCTCAGAAGTTAATTCCAAAGGATCGCGCTATTGAAGCCGCATTTAGAACTAATTCGGAATTAGCATTTGATGAGACCCTTTATCAAAATAAAGAAAACCATAATTAAAACAACCACCAAGAATAGAGGTAAATGTGGACAATAGAAATTATCCAACACCGAAAGAGATAACCGATGCAATTCATCATTTAATCACATCATTTGACGGTAAGTACCCTGAAATGGCGAAACGACTAGATCCAACGTCAGTGTACAGAAAATGCATTACGCAATCGTGTGCGGCAATTAAATGGGCAAATGGTACCGCTGGGGATGATATTAGAAATGGAAGCAGAAGCCAATTCTAATGTTATTACAGAGGCAATTGCAAAATATCGAGGCGGTGTTTTTGTTAAGTTGCCTGAATTTAATGAATTTGATAACGACGAGTTATTAAATAAATTTAATAATCTTATTGCAGAACTGGGTCAATTTTGTCGGCAACATAATGAATTTACTGCAGATGGAATATTAGATAAAAAAGAGAAAAAGTCATTAAAAGCTACGTCGTATGCAATTCAATGTAGATTGAGTGAAATTATCGTTATAACTGAAATGATTTTTGGAAAGGGTGACCGATAGCAATTTTGCAGAAGGCTATCGGTCGGTTGCGAAAAAACACTTGTGGAGTATTAGTCGCATGAATAGTTTAACACTAAATTGTACTGTAACGCAATTGCGTTGCAAGTTTTCACAATCAGGCTTTGAATATGAAGCCATGATAAATCACATCTGGACACCTGTCAGCCACCAATTTGTCGAATTTTTGTGGTCTTTTCTAATCAAACAACAAAGTTTGAATAACGACAATAACAAAGAGGTTAATCTATGAGTACCAAGTTAACTTCCTATGTTTGGGATGTTTGTGCTACAAGTGGAATGAAAGGAACTAAATTATTAGTTTTACTAAGGTTAGCTGATTTTTCCAATGATGAGGGGGGTAGTTTCCCCTCAATTGATACAATTGTCAGCCAAACTGGCTCAAGTAAAAGTGCTGTTAAGTTAGCCCTTAGCAGCCTAAAGAAAGATGATTGGTTATATGTAAAAGCTCGTCGAAATGGTCAACGGAATGACAGTAATTTGTATTGTATAAATGTCCAAAAACTACAAAAACTAGCTTTAGAAATTGTTAATTCTCACCAGCCAAATTCTGACCCGTCACATTCTGACCGGTCAAAAACTGACCCGACAGAATCTGACCCCGATCCATATATAAATAATAATATAAATAATAATAAATTAGGGTCTGGAAATTTTAGCCAAATTTCCGACGCTGATAAATTATCCCAATTTTTAGAAAAACATCCTCAAGCTGAAATTTATTCAGCAAACGGAAAATACTGGGGTTCAAAAGATGATTTGAAAGTAGCCCAGTATATTTATCAAAAAGTGCTTGAGATTAACCCAACTTACCAAGAACCTAATTGGCCACGATGGAGCAATGAGATTCGGTTGTTAAAAAAACGAGTCAACAAGCGGACACGAGAAATATTAGAAGTTTTTAATTGGGCTAATCATCATGAATTTTGGTTTAAAAACATTTTGTCACCGTCGAGCCTTTCTGAGAAATGGATGATCCTCACGACTCAAATGTTATCTGATAGTAAAACAGCGGTAAACAAATCGTCTGAAATTGATTGGAATAGTACAGGTTGGTTACGTGAGGAGGTTCTACAATGAAACCTTTAAACGAAATTTACAGCGCATCTGAAATTGCAATAAAGCAAAATTTCAACTCAAAAAATACAAGTATTGGAACGCCAAAATTTAATTGTGAAATTGAAAAAAACTTTAATAAATTATTTATCCAATTAAAACAGGTATTCCCTGCAATAACGGCGTTAATAAAAACTCAGATAGATCTTGATGAGTTCAAAAACCAATGGTTACTGGCATTTAAAGAAAACGGCATAACAACGTTACATCAGTTTGAAATTGGTATGAAGAAAGCACGTCAACAAAGCACGCCATTTGTCCCATCGCCTGGTCAATTTATTTCATGGTGCAAAGAGGGCGAGGCATCAGATATGGGGTTACCAACAGTTGCTCAAGTTATGCGAGAGTTCAACAAGTATAGTGCTGAGATTGGTTTTTCATGTCTAACAGCGGAGCAATTCCCATGGTCTCATCCAGTTATGTACTGGATTGTTACCGATCTGAGAAAGCACATGCGCCAATACAATCAATCTGAGTTCGAGGTTGAAAAGCGTGCCGAAATGCTAATCAACAAATGGGCAAAAAAATTGAGTAACGGTGAAGTAATACCTGAAATTCGTGTCCAACTTGAAGAAAAAAAATCAGGGTACGGCGTATATTATTGCAATTCTGATGCAGTCAACGCGATGAGAGAAAGGGCGAGAGAGAAAGCAAAAAGGAGTATAGCAGAAAATGGGTAAAGTTGATTATAAACATTCAAAAAGCAAAACTGATTCAGATATAAAAGATCTATGGCAAACGCCGATTGAGTTATATGAATTTTTAAATGCTCGTTTTAGTTTTGTTTGTGATGTGGCTGCTAGTGATCACAATCATTTGCATTTGAATTATTTAACTGAGTCATATGATTCGTTACTGAACGGTTGGGCTCACTTAAAAAGCGGTTTTGCGTTCTGTAATCCTCCTTATTCTCGAATCTTACCGTGGGTTAAAAAAGCACGTGAAGCCGCAGATCGCGGTGTTGGTACCGTGATGTTGTTACCCGTTGATACGTCGGTTGAGTGGTTTAACGAGTTACGAAAATTAGCTAGTGAAATTTATTTTATTGTGAATGGTCGTATTTCGTTTGTCCGTTCTGATAATAAGCAAAAAATTAACGGTAATAACCGAGGTTCATTTGAGTATGCAAAAAATTTAACAATTGAACATCAAACAAAAGTTAAACAAAGCATTAACAAAATGATTATTGATCGGCTATCGCCAGAGCAAATCAATAATGCTGCTCGGTTTTTGGTAAATAGAATGGAGGCTATGCCAAAAGCTTAATGCCTTTTATGTTGGTGATGTTGTATATGAATGTAAGGTTAAATAATGATAAATATTAATTTAGAACGCATGGAGTTTGAAAAAACAATGCGTAAAAAAGGGTGTCCAGATATTCATTTAAGAAAGGACCGAAAGGGCGGATATTTAAGAAAAAATATGGAATCAGCATTTCAAGGCTTTGTTCGATTCACTTACAACAGCAGGGGTTTGGGTTGATGATAGTCAGATCAAGCAAATTGAATCTGACTGGTGTGAGTCAATTAAAAATGGTAAAGTATTAATCAATATTAGGTTAATAAAAGGTTAATAACAATGCTTGATAACCCTATAAAAACTGATGATATGTTGTACAAGTATAGCACAAATAGTATTAACCAATGTTTCCCTCAAATGGAGTTAGTCTAGTTTTCTAATAAATGGTACTATTACCAATAATATTTTATTATGGTTAAATTAACTATTGTTTCTTATTAGGTGAAAAGATGACAGGTGCTGATTTAAATATGAGTAATTTGAATTTTGATAAGAATTCGACAGAAAGTGACGTAGAACAGTTATTTATGATAAATTTCCTAAAAGCGCCAAAGCCATATGGTCTTGGTCTATCTAATAGCAATATTTTAACAAAACATAATATCAATAAATATTCTATTGGAAAGGGGAATTCAGCTAAAATTTATTACCCGGACTATCTATTAGTTAATGGAGGATATCCGATTGTTGTAATTGAAGTAAAAAAACCTTCTGATACAAATTTAGATGAAGCATTTAGAGAAGCCAGACTATATGCACATGAAGTTAATGATAAATTTGATAGAGAATTAAATCCAGTCAATTACATATTAGCAAGTAATGGTATTGATTTAATGTTTGGAGCAGTAGGTTCTGATACTCCTATTATTACGTGTAAAGTTAATCAATTAATTTATGGATCACAAAATTTAAATATCCTGATTGAAACAATAGGTGAAATGGGATTAAATTCTTGCATTAAAAAAATCAGTCAAAAAATCAAACCACCATATATACAAAAACCAAGAAAAACAATTGGCGGTAAAACAACTCAAGAAGAAGAAATTAAAAAGAATCCTCTAGGCGAAAATATTAGTGACACTTATAGGTGGATATTTGATCCTTTTACAGAAGATCACAGAAAATATATAGTTACGAAAGGTTATATTAACACAGATATCAATAAAAAAACTCAACATGAAATTGATCGAGTAGTTAGAATGTCGAACTCAGCAAGTGAGTTAATATCTCAACAAATTCAACAAACCAATAAACCAGTAGAAATATTTGAAGTTCTTTCTAAAAATTCTTATTCTCAAATTATTTTATTGATTGGAAAGGTCGGCGTTGGTAAATCTACATTTATTGATTTACTACAATATACAGATACTATACCCGAAAAGATTCAGGACTCTTTAATTTGGGTAAGATTGGATTTAAATAATGCCCCTTTAGACAAAGAAAAAATATATACATGGGTTCAAAAAGAGATAATTGAAAATTTACAGAAACAATTTAGCTCAGAATATGATTTTGATAGCCTCGATTTTTTAATGAAACTTTATTCAGTAGAAGTAAATAGTTTTAAAAAGGGAAGAGGTGCTATTTTAAGTGAAGACACTGAGTCATATAAGAAAAGTTTGTTTGATTTACTTGAAAATAGTCAAAATAATTTAGATTTAACTTTAAAGTGCTATATTAGGCATTTGGCCAATGAACGAGCTAAATCTATGATTATAGTGTTCGATAATTGTGACAAAAAAGACAAAGATTCTCAATTATTAATGTTTGAAGTAGCTAATTGGGCGAAAGATTCTTTAAAATCTATAATTTTTTTACCGTTAAGAGATGAAACATATGATAATTATAAAGACCAAAAGCCTTTAGATACAGCAATAAAGCAATATAGCTTCAGGATAGATGCACCTAAGTTCCAAACTGTATTAACTAGAAGAGTTCAAATGGCATTAGAGTTGATTTTTGATTCTAACTCAGTCAACTCTAAAAATAGTGATTTTATACTAAAAAATAGTATGCATGTGAAGTTTGATCCAAATAGTGATGGTTCTGTATATTTATTATGTATGTTGAATTCTGTATTAAATAATGAAAATTCAATTAGGAGATTATTAACAGGGCTTTCAGGGGGAAATATTAGGATTGCATTAGAAATGTTTTTGAATTTTTGTAGTAGTGGGCATATTCCAAATGAAGAAATAGTTAAAATAAGAAAATTTAATAATAGTAGTTATACTATGCCAGAACATGTTGCTATTCGAGCATTAATGAGAGGTAATCATCGATATTATATCAGTAAGTACTCAAAAATAAAAAATCTTCTAGATGCACAAATAACCGATGAAAATATACCGATTTATTTAATTCGTTTAGCTATACTTAGATGGCTTAAGCTTATGATAAAGAAACGAGATTCAAAGAAAAATTTCCGAAAAGGTTATTTTTTAGTTAAAGATATAATAGCTGATTTAGATAATATAGGTTTTTCTGAAAGTTTAGTGCTTAATCAAATCACTTATCTCGCACATGCTATGTGCATTGTAAGTGAAGATTTTCAGTGTGAAAATATAACATTAAACACTAATGTAAAGTTAGCTCCAGCGGGTTATGCCCATTTAGAGTTATTAGAAAATGATATAACATATTTAGCTACCGTTTCTGAAGACACTCTAATAACAGACAAAAAATTAGTGACCGATATTAAAAATGTAATGATCAATCCCAAAAATACCTATAAATTAGCTAAGGTTTGTAAGACGGCTTGCCGCTTTGTTGAGTATATAGAAAAAATTTCACTCAAGATGTTAACTGATAATCAAGTATTCTCTACTTCTGAATTATTACCTCAATTAATTTCAATGGAAAAGCCAAGATTAACTATTGATCGATTTAAGAGAATGTTGGATTCAGATGATGATTGGAAAGATTTTTGTAAAAAATACCCTATAGGCACAAAATTGAAAGGAGTCATAAAAAACAAGGCTCCTTTTGGAATTTTTGTTGCACTTGATACTAATGATAAATTTTCAATAGATGGTCTTATTCATAAGTCTAACATTCCTAAAGAACAATTAAATAAATTTTCTTCGAGACAAAACATCGATGTAATAATTCAATATCATGACCCAGAAACACCTAAAAAGGTAAGCCTGATTTTTTGCTAATTGTCTCAATTAGCGTTGAAAGCCTGTATAGGTTAACTTGATTATATTTATAATACAAGTCTATTTTACTAAAAATTTCATTTTAATAAGAAAGACAATTATATTTATGCAATTTTCACTAATATTATAAAAAGTGATATATTAGAACTATGTCAGAGTGCAGACTGACATAGTGCGAAAGGTGTTTAACAAGGCAGATGTTAAGCGTTTATTCAAAACAAGTGGAGTATTAAAAAAATGAATCAATTAATTGCTATTGAAAATGTTATTATTCGTCAAAATAAGCAGGGGTTGTATTGCTTAAACGATCTTCATCGAGCATCAGGACAACTAAATAAAAATCGCCCATCTTTGTGGCTTGAAAATAAACAAGCCCAAGAATTAATACAAGAAATAACTGAAGAATTTGTCAAAGCAGGAATTCCTGCTTTGGAAGTGGTGCATGGTGGTATTGAGCGAGGAACATACGCTTGTAAAGAGCTTGTTTATGCCTATGCAATGTGGATTAGTCCCACATTTAATCTAAAGGTTATTCGTACATTTGATTCTGTTGTAGCTAGAAAATCATCAGAAGTGGATAAGGTTAATATTGGATTGATGATTTTAGAATCTGCATCTAGAACTTTAAATTTATCTAATTCGGCCAAATTAAAAGGGTACCAAGAATTACAAAAATATTCAGGTGTACCCTGTCTATTACCTAATTATGCAATAGATGCACCAAGTGACTCAGTTGATGGTTCTAGCCGTGTATCTTTTTCATTAACGCATTTATTACAAAAATATGAAGTTCCATTAAAAACGACCGTGGCTTATGCGATATTGAAAGATTTAGGCATTGTTGAGCGCAATAAACGTAAGAGTGTTAAAACAGGTGAAGAAAAAGAGTTTTGGTCAATCACTGCGTATGGATTGTTATATGGTAAAAATCTCACCCCACCGAATAACCCTAGAGAAACACAGCCTCATTTTTATGATAGTAGATTTAAAGAATTACTAAAGTTAATGCAAAACGCTAAAGTGGCATAATGAAAGCAATACTTACTCCATATTGCCAACCAGAACTTGGACTAGTCATTCTCAAACCTGGTGCAGAGTTATTAAAAAAAATGTGCACAGGTAATCGTATTATTATTTCTCAAAGCGGTGAGGAACACGCGGGTATTAAATCGGGTATTATTCAAGATGAACAACCGTTATTAAATAATAAATATATCGATCCATTTATATTACATGACACAGTAGTTGATAAACTAAAAAATCTATATAACTTTGATTATTGGTTAAATCAACGATATAAATGCCAGTTAGAAGATGGTGAATATTGTCATCATGAATTAGTGAATGAAAAAGTTGGCAATTCAGCTATTCGTGTGTGCTGGCATCACAATAAAGATTTAGTTATTGATGATAATGTGAAAACGCTAGCAAAGCGCAACTTAAAACAATTTCTAATCGAATGTGTTATAAACCAGTTAAAACACGATAGTAACCATCAATTATCAATTCAAGAATTAGCTTGGTGGGCTGTAATCAATCAACTACATGAACTCATACCTGAGAATATGACCAGATTACTGCATAATAGACCAATTGAAGAGATAAAGTCTGTTTACAAAGAATCTGATTTAGTCGCTAGTGATGATCGCTCAAAACCTAGATTACAAAATGAAATAAATAACACACACCAACATCTACAAGTATTATCTAAACCAGTTAAGAAAATAGTGGTAGATCATGAGTCACCCGAATCATTCATGTTAAGGCCAAAATTAAAACGCTGGGAATGTGAAAAATATACCCAATGGGTAAAAACTCAACCGTGTGTATGCTGTGGTAAACAAGCTGATGATCCTCACCATATAATCGGTTATGGACAAGGCAAGATGGGAGGAAAGGCTCATGATATCTTTACTTTACCACTATGCAGAATTCATCATAACGAGTTGCATAAGAACGCCGAAGAGTGGGAACAAAAGCACGGTTCACAGATATTATTGTTAATTCAATTTTTGGATCGTGTTTTTGGGATGAGTGTTATTTTTTAGTCTATTTTGTGTCGGTTTTATCTTGAGGCTGATTTTTAGTATTTCTGCTAGATGATTTTTGGCCAGTAATAAAAACAGCTACAATACTAACCACTAAAGTACAAGCAACAGTAACCGCACCGCTAGTTGAACCAATAAATGCTAAAAAGACACAAAATAGAAGTATTAAAACCAGAGAAATAAGAGCAAATATTTGACCTCGTGAGGCTAATGTATGCTCACTGCTATCTCTTCTTTTGGTTGCATCAATTCTATGGTTCTGTTCTTTTTCTGCCATCGCTATAATTCTATTGGCAGCCCAGGACATGTTCTATCATATTCTTGCAAATCTTCTGATGAGGGAAGTGGACCGACGTGCGTCTTACTTACCATGATTTGTTGTATTTTTTTCCTTTCAGATAAAGGTATATTTTCCAAAACCTCAGGAGTTAGTTCAAGCAAAGAATCCGATTTTATCTGTTCGGACTCCTTAGCTACAACGTCTTTATGGTTTTGTTGGTTATTTTGTTTTTTCTTTTTGGTGTTCACTGGCTATACCTTTATAAAGATAACTTCCAACATTGGTCCAATCAGAACTCATATTGCATACATCTTTTTCATATGACGGCAAATCAGAATAAACCGCTGTTACAGGGCTAAATGTTAATAAGCCACCAAAAGCCGTAGCTACAATAGTATATAATTTAGTGTGTTTCATTCTACTCTCCTCACAAAAAATTCGAGTAATTACAGACAACGATAATTTTTAGCCGCAAAATTATATTTTATAAATATTCTTTGATCAAGTTAACATTACTAATAAATAAAATCAACTATATACAATTTTATTAATTAAACATAACGCAGTAATATGTTATTGCCATATGTCCAATAAACTAAGCCCGAAAGGGATTAATTTAAAATAAAAATGCTGTTATTTATTATCGCTTCTGCACATTCTACACCAACTCTGATTAGTTGCGCCAGAAGGCAAAGTTCTGTAGCCAAATTTTTCTTCTAATTCAACTGCTGTTTTTGCTGTGGTTTTTTTACAGTGTGGGCATGTATGGGGGAGTTTTATTGTGCCAACCATTTTATTCTCCTTAGATTTAATATTTTTATGTAATAGTCTATAAACAATCTAAACTTAGTACCATAATTTTATTATGGTTTTGTGATTAACATCAAAAATTTTAAGTACCTCAAATATTTCTTTTTAGACATCTAGATGTTAAGATGTCTAATTGTGGAGTTTGAGCAATAAACAGAGTGCAGACTGTTTTTGTGAAAGTCCTCTCTATAATTTTACGGAGAGTATATGAAGAGAGATATTAAACAAGTCCTTGTCGCATGGGCTAATGTTAGACGTAGTATGAGAACGGGTTTAGAATACCCTTACAAATCCCCATCAATACTTAACAATAATAATGGCTTTGATTCTCGCCCATTACTAAGTGAAGATGAAGCTGAAATAGTTGATAAAGCTATTTTATGCTTATCAAAAATAGATACTATTTCTTATTCTATTCTTAAATCAATTTATATCAATCAACAGTCTTGTCGTCAATTAGCTAAAAATATACATAAAAGTAAAGATTTTGTTTGTGACAAATTAAAGATGGCTGAAATTTATGTGTTCGCTATGTAACTACCCCCTAAAATAGTACAGCAAAAAAGTAGAAATTCTCTATGATAAAAGTAAAGGGGATTTAATTATGAAAAAAATGACTGAACATCAAATCGTAGCTATTTTAAAAGAGGCTGAAGCGGATATTCCCGTTAAAGAACGGTGCCGTAAATATGGCATGGGTAATTCAACTTTCTATAAATGGCGTGATAAATACGGAGGAATGGAAACTTCAGACATCAAACGCTTAAAGGAGCCAGAGGCCGAAAACCGTAAGCTTAAACAGATGTTTGCCGAACTGAGCTTAAAATCCCGGTTTCAGGAAGAAATCATAAAAAAGCTTTAGTGCTCACAAAGGCACGTAAAACGTGGGCACAGCAACTACAACAAAATCATTCAGTTACTATTGCTATGAGTTGTGCCATTGTTGGCTTAAGCCGTTGTGCTTACTATTATCAATCTAAGTTACTGGATGATTCGGTGATTGTTTCGGTGTTGAATGCTATCACAGACCGGCATTTACGCTGGGACTTTCCTAAATTCTTTAATCGTATCAGAAAGCTGGGCCATAAATGGAACCATAAACGGGTGTATAGGGTGTATTGTGAATTAAAGCTTAATCTCAGGGTAGCGTATTCCTCCACGATGCCCGGAAAGGTTATTAGTCCCCAATAAACAAGGTGAATGTTGGTCAATGGATTTTATGAGTGACAGTAGTGGTAATCAACGTCGCTTTAGGACATTCAATGTCATCGATGACTTTAATCGTGAGGCGCTAGGCATTGATATTGCAGTAAGCTTACCGGCAGGGAGAATTACCCGTTATTTAGATAAACTGGCAGAATATCATGGGTATCCATTAAAAATACGGGTCGATAATGGGCCAGAATTTACAGGAAATACGTTTATTAACTGGGCAAAATAACATGGTATAACTATAGAGTACATCAACCCCGGTAGCCCTTATCAAAATGGCTATATTGAACGATTTAATCGTACCTATCGTACTGAAGTACTCGATTTATATCTTTTTAACAATTTAGCACAAGCAAGGAGAATAACCGAAGAATGGTTAACGATTTATAATACCGAAAGACCGCATGAGGCATTAAATAACATGACACCGATTGAGTATAAAACATTAAAACAAGTAGCTTAATTTTCTACATGAGTTGTGTACTAAGTTTGGGGGTATTTACAGCGATTACATCCAGATATTTATATGGATGAGTTATTAGTTGGAATGCGTACTATTAATCAAGTTTTAGCGCATATTATGAAAAAACTTGATATTTATGATGAATTTAAATTAGATACATCTGAATTGTATGTTAAGTAA